TCATCAATAACAAGAGCACTCGACTCAGTAACATTGACAGTTGTATTGTCTTTAAAAGTAATTTTAACTTTACCATTTTTAGTCTCTACCTTGTCGTTCATTTCAACGGTAGTTCCTTTGGTTACTGTGATTGTGTCTTTACCTCTTTTAATTATGGCAGTGCCAGCCAGTTCTGTAACTGAGCCAATTTCGGCCTGTACTGAACCAGCCAGCAATAATGAGGCTATAAAGAGGGCTAGTCTCATTGGACTACTCCTTAGTTTTTCTGTGTTATGTTAAAACTGCCTCCAGAGGCCACACTCTTAAGATTAAGAACGTTGTCGATAGTTCCAGTCTGTGCTATTGTAAATTTTGTGCCAGTGCCGGTTTGATCAACCCAGATACTGCTGCCATTAGCACCAGTACTAGCTTGATTAATATTAAACACATTATCATCGCCAGAGACTTTGATAGTTTGTGTATGCTTGTTGCCATTAATGTCCATGAAGAATGCATTGCCATTTCCAGTTACATCAATAGCTGTACTAATGTCGTTACCAGTTCCACGATATTGCATGTGGTTACTGTCGCCAGTAAATTTAACATTCATGTCTAGTTTATTACAGCCAGATAAAGCTGTGCCAGTGCTGGTAGTTCCGTAACCACAGGCAATGTCTGCTGTATTACTATTACCAATTTGTTGAATAGTTACAGTGGCTCCGTTGGCGCCAGCATCATTTTTAACTGCTAGCCCAATACGATTGTTATTACCATTTTGTACTGTTGTAATAACTTGATTGTCGCCACGTAAATATACAGGTGTGTTTAGTGTCCATGCATTGGTTCCTGTACCAGAACTGTTAGGTACACTGGTAACCACAGGTGTTCCCGATGCTGAGCCGGCTGCGTTACCACTACCATTTTGTGTCATATTAACTGTTGGTGTGGCACCACTTTGGTCAATAAACACACGGTTAGTTGTAGCACTGCCTAGTGCTGTAACTGCATTTGGGCTGACCGTGGCCATAGTTGGTATTGTTGGCTGATCCGGCGCGACAACAGCAGTTTGTGCAAATGCACTAAATGCTGTCATCATCATTACTGCTAATAGAGTCTTTTTCATAATTATTATTGCTCCTTGACGTTACATTCCGTCTTATTTTACTGCGGCTTTGCCGGTCCCGGCTTCACCGCTGATTTCTGCAGGGACTGCCCCCGCACTTGATTTTTTGTCTCCTCCAACAGTTTGTCCGTCATCGGACTGTTTCTGTGGTGCGGGAGATGCTGTGGGGGTTCTTTGGCTTGGCGTTTGTGTCTGAACCAACTCATTTGTTGCTCCTTTGTATTTCCATAGACCTAACTGATTACCCTGCTTAACTAACTCCATTACGCCCTGCTCTATTGCTGAACGTAGCGCATAGTTTCCAGGTTCGTTAAAAGTTTGGCTTGCATCAAATTCAAATGCCTGTGTTGCCTGATTATAAAATCTTAGTGCTGTGGTACCGTCTGCTGTGCTTAATAGATTCTTTTCTATTGTGACAGAAGTTAGCACTTCGCCTGTTTGTACACTAACTAGTCTTAGACTAATTACCACTACATCCTGTGTATACTGAGTATATGGTCCTATGCCCAATACACGGAAGCCTGTTCCACCTGTTAGGGTATTTGAATTATAATCAATAATACCGCCTTCTAAGATAATCCCTGCTAAAGTGAGTGGAGGTAGCATCTTAGCATTTACGCCGTCATAGATCTCACGTGTCTGTTTAATCATTTGACGTTCTTTTAGGAGGTTATCTAGACCTACACGTTCTACTACAGTAAACCATTGACGGTTACCTGCTTCTTGTAGACTCTTAATTAAATATGCCTCGGCACCTTGTGTAACTGCGGTTGAGAACAAGCTCAATGTGTTACTAGGTTTACGCTGTCCAGTCATGTCCTTAAAACCATATACTGCAATAGGAATTGGAGGACCTTCTGGTGCTGGTAATTTTCCTAATCCTTTTAAAATAGTATCGCTTACTTTAGGTTGATCTTTAATTTCAACATTGCCAAGAGGACGAACTGTTGAACAGCCAACTAGAGCAGCTACGCATAAACTAATAATTGATAATCTTAACATGTCTGCTCCTTAAAATCCAAAACTAGCAATAGGAACCGTTACTACTGTTTTAGTTCCTTTTGCATCTACTACTGTTAATGTCACTGCATTATTAGTTTTTACCCAGGTCACAGTGTTACCGTCTAAACTAAAAACTCCTGTTGTAGGATTTATACAACCAGGAATAGCTGCTCCGTCTGCACCTTGGCATTTATTCTGAAATAAATTGTTGCTTAACTGTGTAGCCAACTGTGCGTATACTTGACTACTAAACAAGTTCATAAAACGTGCCATTGGCGTATTGTTAGCGGCAGCTTCAGCAGCGGCAATATCTGCTTTCTTCTGTGCTTCGATTGCGTCCTTACGACTTTTTTCAATTTGATCGATAGTAAGGACGTGACTACTCCAACCTTGTCCACTAAAGGCTGGATTTTTAAATTGTTGAACAAGTTCTGCTCGTGATGTTCCTGCCAGTAATAACATCATACTGGCTACTACTAAAGTTCTCTTCATGGTCGCTCCTTGAGAGTTTGCTTTAGTATTTAAGCAGATTTAAGGATTATAATAACAGCAGATATGCAGTCATGGCAATATAGCATATTTGATGTGCTAATTGGTCTTGACCAAATTGATTCCAAAACAAAGGTTTTGTGTTGTCTTTACAACCGTACTTAACTTTTATAAAATCTATAATGTAATGCAGTATACCTTCAACTAAACCTATGATTAACATAGATAGACCATTTAAAGGCATAATAACAAAGTTAAAAAACATCAAGGCTGCGTAAGTAGCAACCACATGTTCGCAACTATGGCTAATGCCAACAGGGTGCAGCCAAACACCCTTTTTAACAGTTTGCATGTACGTTTGAATTACAAAGTCTGCGTACCAGTGTTTGACTTGTAGTAAGACTAAAAGTGCTAGTATTTCCATGTGCATTATTTATACACAGAAAATTCCTATAGTAGAATTATATTGCAGTATTTTCTGGTTCTGCGCCCATTTGACTGCCTATTTGAGCAGGTTCTTGCTGCATTTTAGCTTTAGTTGTCATTTTAGCTGGCTTTTGATCAGCTGGCCCTAATGGTTTTATAGGAGTCATAGGTTTAGTTTGCACTGGTCGAGCTGTCGGCTGTGCAAGAACCGGTTTTGGCTGCTGCTGAGCAACTTTTGGTTGTTTAGCCTTAATAATACCTTGTCTATTTTTAATATTATTAACGTCGGCTAGGTCTTTAAGTAATGACTTAATTTCAACAATGTTTCTAATTGCACTACCTGTTTGCTTATATGAACGTAATTGAACAAATTCTTGCTCGCCAGGTCCACTAATTTCTCTAGCAAGGTCTGTTTTAGGAATACCTACAACCTTAATTGTAGTGGCTCCTGCTAGTCTAGGCATTAGATCATATTCTTGTAGTGCTTCAAATAACTCTGGTCCAATCTTCAACTCAGTGTATGCTTTTTTAGCACTAGGGCTTAGATAAACAATAATAACATCTTCACCTAGAGTAGCATGGTGTTTAATAGAATCATAAATTTGTTTAACAAAGTTATATTCTTTATAAGTGCTATCACCGCCTAGCGTACTACTCAGTGCTGTAAAAATATGCTTGTATGCTTTTGGAAGAGCTTTGGTGTAGATGATGTCACCGACCTGTTTAAAAGTACCTTGAGGGAAGTCTTTTGCAAAAGAACTAGGTAAACCAAACCCAACTGTACTCTTAAAGAATTCTTCTAAGTTTTCAAATGCATGTCCGCTAACCTGACCAATTTGAGGGATAGTCTTTGATTTTAGGCTTAGTAGTCTTTCACGTTTTTTATCAATAGTAATAAACAAGTCTGCTTTAGTGCTAGTTTGCTTTTCTGCACTACCGCCTTCGCTTTCTACAATAATTTCGTTGCTACGTTTGTCGTTAACAACTCGGCTGACTGCTGTACTAACAGTTTCAGCTGTATTCACATAGTTGGCCGCATCGTCGTATGCCTTAAATATTTCTTCGTTGCCTGGATATTCTTGCAATGCTTTAGCATCTGCAAAGCTCATTTCTAATGCTTTAAAATCTCCAGCATTAAGACTCATTGTAAATCTAAGATTATCTATACCTGCTTTAGTTTGCATAGCATAAGGTATAAGAGGTTTCTTTTGGCCTTTTATTGATACTGGTGCTGACTGTGCTTTAAGAGATTTTAAAATTTTAACAATGGCTGGGGTATCAATTTCTTTATCAGGGTTTTTAAACTTTGCAGTTACAGCAGCACCCATAATGCCTTCAACAACGTTGCCTAAATTCCAAAACTTAGCAATTTCTTCGACGCCGCCTTTGTTTTTAATTTTATCAGACTTGTGTATTTGTGCTAGACTAAATTGTCTTCCGTCAGTAGCTGTTAACTTAACATTCTTCAATCTAGCAATTTCCGCTGGCTTTGCTAGTTTACTTCCGTCCCAAATAGCTGCGAGAGCATTGTACACTTGATTTTTATTTTTTAATTGTACTGTAGATCCGTCAACTAGCTCTAAAGGCTCGTTTTTGTCAATAAGACTCAATAAGTTTTGCCAGTAATGATTATTTTTACTGTCAAAATCGCTTAGTTTAAGGCCGGCTTCTGATAAAAAATGGTGTGCTCGCATAGTTTAATATTTAGCGTATTTCTGGGAACAAACAATCCTGTATAAAAACACGCACATCTTCTTCATCAAGCCCTAAACTAGCCATAACTTTTGGTGTATGCGGATTTTGCTTTTGATTTAGGCAGTAAAAGTTTTGTCTTTCTGTAGAATTAGGAACAGTGTTATTTGTTTCCCCTACAGTTTCTAAATAATGATTTACCAGTATGTGTGCTAAACTTGAAATTTGTGACAATTCTTCATCGTCCTGCACATTGCCTGCTGCTATCATATTAGTGCTAAAAATACGTTTTGCCCAATCTGGTAATTCACGCTTTTTAATCCACTCGTAACGACTAACTTCATCTCCAAAGTAGTCTAGCATAGGATGTTGTTTAGCTACAGGACTGTAGTCAATAAAACAGCCAGTAATTTTGTTTTTACCAGCTATTACGTCAAACCCAAATATAGGCGCAGGATTGTGTATATGCGGGAAAATGCAACAGTGCATCATCCACAGTCCTTTTTTCTCCCTTGCATCCACAACGTCCACATGCGCCCGTCTGTACAGTCCTGAAGACCATACACGGTTAACCCATCCAGGCTGGTTAAACCGTTCCATGCCCAACTCAAAAATTTCTTGACCGGTTTCATTAAACTTATTTTCTAATAATTTTTGAATTTGAATAAGTTCGTTCCAGACCTTACTCTCCGTCATATAGGTCTTTCATCATCTTAATAGCATATTCAAATGCTACACGAGCTTCGGGTCCTAGATCGTCAGTTAACTCTTGACGAATCTGTGCTTTTAAGTAATCTTCATTGTCAAAATGATAAAACTTTCCAGAACTAATGTGTGCAACTTGTCTTGCAATAATTTGACCGCCATACAAATCGCCCATATGTCGACAATATAAGTGAGCTCTAATTAATTGCTTACGCTCAGGATCATTACCTAGTTTATGCAAATATGCTTGATACTCTAATGTTGCAGGGGTTAGATAATAATAGTCACCGTCATCTAATTCTAGAAAGTCTGCATGGATAGCACGTAGCCTAGGCAATAGCTGTAGATTTGCAAAAAACCCTTGACGCTTACAGTACCACTCAATTGGGTCATAAATGGCTAATAAATTGTACAGATAATTTCTGTAATCTTTTTTTTCAATTTTGCCGCTTAACAATAGCTGGGCAAATTTTGTAGTTTCTGCTTCGTGATGCAGATCTTGTGTAATTTCTCGTAGACTCATTCTTCTTCCATTTTAATTTGTAGTGGGAAGCCGTTTTGTCTAGCAAGGTTAGTAGTTTCAACAGCTTTAATTTCTGCAATTTCGAAACTGTATACACCGGCAATTCCACTGCCAGTATTATGTATCTCCATTGTGATTTCTTTAGCAGTTTCTTGGCTATGTTTAAAAACTTCTGTCAACGCACCTACTACAAATTCCATTGGTGTGTGATCGTCGTTTAAAAATATTACTTTCCAACGTTTTGGTTCTTCAATTTTTTGTTTAATCTTTTCGTCTAGTTGAACGTCTGTAGTACCCATGATATTCTCCAAAAGTTAGTAAGTGGGGGAAGTTTCCTTCCCCCTATTATATTACTTAACCTCTACAATGTCAATTACCCTGGCTTTCTTTTCTTCGGGAATAACATATTCAAGATTGATAGTTAGTATGCCATCTTTAATTTCGGCACCCTTGACTACCATGTGTTCGGCCAATTGCCAACTGCGTTCAAAGTCTCTGCTACTCAAACCTCTATGTAAGTATTGGCGAGTAGAAGATTCATTTGGTGTTTCGCTAGAACCTCGAACAGTCAACATGTCCTGTTCAATTTCTACAGCGATTTCGTGCTTTTTAAATCCAGCCACTGCAATTTCTATTACATAGTGTGTGTCATCAGTCTTGACAACATTGTGTGGGGGATAGTTTGTAGTCAATTGATTTGCAAAACGTGCTTCGAATCCATCGAACAGTCTGTCAAATCCTACTAGTGCTCTATTTAGAGCCTGCGTATCAAAACGAGTCATAGTTCCATTATTCATAATTTTCTCCTTAATTAAGCAAGAATAGTGTATGCGGCCTCACCCGAGCACCGCATACTTATTTATTTTACAATGTCTGTGTGTTTAAGTCAAATATTACATGCCCATCATACCGGGACCTGCATCGGCTTTTTCCTCTTTAGGGATTTCGTTGATAGAGCAATCTGTAGTTAATAACAATCCTGCAATACTGGCAGCATTGACTAGTGCAGTTTTTGTAACCTTAGTTGGGTCAATAACGCCCATTTCTAACATGTCTCCATATTGATGGGTAGCCGCATTGTAACCAAAGTTTTGATTGCCTTCTGCTACTTTTGCTACAACTACATCAGCACTGTCTCCACTGTTGGTAACAATTTGACGCAGTGGTTCTTCCATTGCACGAAGTACAATGTTGATACCAGCTTGCTGATCGCTGTTGCTTCCAGTGATATCACCGAGTGCCTTCTTAGCACGGATTAGTGCGACACCACCACCTGCAACAATACCGTCTTCAACGGCTGCGCGAGTAGCATGAAGTGCATCGTCGATGCGATCCTTCTTCTCTTTCATTTCTACTTCAGTAGCTGCACCAACTTTGATAACAGCAACGCCGCCTGCTAGTTTAGCAACACGCTCTTGCAACTTCTCTTTATCGTAGTCGCTAGTAGCAGCTTCAATTTGAGCTTGAATTGCTTTAACTCGTGAATCAATAGCAACTTTGTCACCAGCGCCGCCAATAACAATAGTATTTTCTTTATCTACTTCGACTCGGCTAGCACGACCTAGTTGTTCAATTGTAGTCTTGTCTAGTGTAAGACCAACTTCGTCACTGATCACAGTGCCTTTAGTCAATACAGCAATATCTTCTAACATGGCTTTACGACGATCACCAAAACCTGGAGCCTTAACTGCTACAGTCTTAATAATACCACGTACATTGTTAACAACTAGAGTTGCCAGTGCTTCGCCTTCAACATCTTCGGCAATGATCAGCAAAGGCTTACCACTCTTAGCTACTTGCTCTAACACAGGCAGTAGGTCACGGATGTTAGTAACTTTCTTTTCTGTGATAAGAATAAAGGGCTCGTCTAAACCAACTTCTTGCTTGTCGGCATTGTTGATAAAGTAAGGACTTAGGTAGCCTCGATCAAACTGCATACCTTCAACAACTTCTAGTTCATCCTGTAGACCTTTGCCGTCTTCAACAGTAATGACCCCATCCTTGCCAACACGTTCCATAGCATCAGCAATGATCTTACCAATGGTCTCATCGCTGTTAGCTGAGATAGAACCAACCTGTGTAATTTCTTTGCTGGTTGAACAAGGTTTGCTGATTCTGTCAAGTTCTGCAACTGCGGCAGAAACTGCTTTGTCAATACCGCGCTTAAGATCCATAGGATTCATACCTGCGGTAACAAATTTCATACCTTCTTTAACAATACTTTGTGCAAGGACTGTAGCGGTAGTAGTACCATCACCTGCTTTATCAGCAGTTTTACTGGCTACTTCTTTAACCATCTGTGCGCCCATGTTTTGCAACTTATCTTCTAATTGAATTTCTTTAGCAACAGTAACACCGTCTTTAGTGATTACTGGACTACCAAAACTCTTTTCAATTACTACATTACGACCCTTAGGACCTAATGTAACTTTTACAGCATTAGCAAGAATGTTAACACCCTCTACTAATTTTTGTCTGCTGTCATTTCCAAATGTAACTTGTTTTGCTGTCATATCATTTCTCCTTTATTCGACAATAGCTAGAACATCATCTTCTTTAAGAACAATGTGTTCTACATCGTTAACTTTAACAGTCTGTCCGGCATACTTTGTATACAGTACAGTATCCCCTTCTTTAATAGACAAAGGTAATACTTTACCATCTTCTGTAACTTTGCCTTTGCCTACAGCAAGTACTTTACCTTGTTGTGGTTTTTCCTGTGCATTATCAGGAATAAAGATACCGGCTTTAGTTACAGTTTCACTGTCTAAAGGTTTAATAATGATTCTATCATGTAATGGTTTTAATTGCATTTTAATCTCCTTTTAAAGCAAGAAAAATTGGGGGCCTTTTAGAGCACCCCCTTAAAGATGCTTAGGTAGCCTCTGTTACCTCAGCATCAACTATACCGTCAGCTTTGTCCTTTTCTTTAGCCTCTTTGGCTTTACGAACAGGTTCAGTTGCGGCTAGTAAATCGCTCAATGTTTGAGTGACTTTATCCTTATCGTTGGCATTGGCAGCTTCTTGGAAGTTCTTGATAGCTTCTTCAATCTTATCTTTTTCTTCCTGGCTTAGTTTGCTTTCAACTTCGCTTAGGTCCTTACGGATAGAATGTATCTGTGCTTCTGCCATATTGCGAGTTTCAATTTCTTCGCGTTTCTTTTTATCGTCTTCAGCATTAGCTTCGGCTTCTTTGACCATACGATCAATTTCTTCACTGCTAAGTCCGCTATCACTTTTGATAGTGATCTTGTTTTCTTTGCCAGTATTTTTATCCTTAGCACTGACATGCATAATGCCATTAGCGTCAATGTCAAGGGTAACTTCAATTTGTGGAGTTCCACGTGGAGCAGGATTAATACCTTCTAGGTTAAATTCACCTAATAGTTTATTATATTGTACTAGCTCACGCTCGCCTTGGAAGACTTTAATAGTCACAGCTGGCTGGTTGTCGTCGGCAGTTGAAAATATTTGTTGTGCTTTAGTTGGGATAGTTGTATTCTTTTGAATTAACTTGGCCATAATGCCGCCCATAGTTTCGATGCCAAGGCTTAACGGTGTAACGTCTAACAGTAAAACATCATTACGGTCACCTGCTAGAACAGCACCCTGAACTGCGGCACCTGCAGCCACTGCTTCGTCAGGGTTAACATCTTTGCGTGGTGCTTTGCCAAACAGTTTTTCAACTATTTCTTGTACCTTGGGCATACGTGTCATGCCACCAACTAAGATAACTTCGTCAATGTCTCCAGCAGTCACACCTGCGTCTTTCATTGCTGTCTTGCAAGGCTCAATTGACCGCTGAATTAATTCATCCACTAGGTTTTCTAATTTAGCACGAGTTAATTTAATGTTCATGTGCTTAGGACCTGTAGCATCAGCAGTTACGTAAGGTAAGTTAACATCAGTTTGAGCACTGCTTGACAATTCAATCTTGGCCTTTTCAGCGGCTTCTTTTAGACGTTGTAGTGCTAGAACATCTTTGGTAAGATCAACGCCAGTGTCTTTCTTGAACTCATCAATCAAGTAGTCCATAATACGCTGGTCAAAGTCTTCACCGCCGAGGAATGTATCACCGTTAGTAGACAACACTTCAATTTGCTTGTCGCCGTCAACATTGGCAATTTCAATAATGCTAACGTCAAATGTACCACCACCTAAGTCGTACACAGCAATTTTACGATCCTGTTTGTCAGCTTTATCAACACCGTAGGCTAATGCGGCTGCGGTAGGTTCGTTGATAATACGCAGTACTTCTAAACCAGCAATTTGTCCAGCGTCTTTAGTAGCTTGACGTTGTTGATCGTTAAAGTAAGCAGGAACTGTAATAACTGCTTTGGTAACTTCTGTGCCCAAGTAGTCTTCAGCAGTCTTTTTCATCTTACGTAGCACTTCTGCTGAAATTTGTGGGGGTGCTAGTTCTTTTTCATTTGCACGTACCCATGCATCGCCGTTTTTAGATTCCATAATCTCATATGGCATTAGGTCAATGTCTTTTTGTACAGCCTGTTCTTTAAACTTGCGTCCAATTAAACGCTTGGCTGCATAGATAGTGTTTTTGGGGTTTGTAACAGCTTGTCGTTTTGCTGAAGCGCCAACGAGGATCTCATCATTAGCATAGGCAACAATACTAGGTGTAGTACGAGCACCTTCGCTATTTTCAATTATTTTGGGAGTTCCGTTTTCGATGACTGCAACGCAGCTATTGGTAGTACCTAAATCGATACCGATGACTTTGCTCATTGTTATCTCCTTAATTAAGCAAGATTTAGTTTTTGGGCCCCGTGCCCGATTGTAAAACCCGAAGCGTTTTACAATTTTTATTTATCTCGCAGATTTAGCGATTGTTAGCAAGTGGGCGGAAATATTCGCCGTCGGTAGAACTAGCAGTGCGTAGTTTTTGAAATATATTTTGAACACCCACAGCCTGGTTCCACGCATCCTCTAACGCATGGTGTTTTAATACAGGGGGACGCTTAGGATCAATGCCAATGTCAAAAAGTGTGCGTGTACAACGAACCTGCCAAAAACTCCACGGAACGGCTTTATTAATTTTCTTAAAAATGTGTTCGCAAATCACCACGTCAAAGGCAGCACCGTGACTCCATACACGTTTAGCACCCCAACAAAATTTATAAAGTTGATTCATTGCATCAACAATATCAATTCTGCCATCGGGGCTAAATGCTTCCTCTTGGGCTTCTTTACTTTGGTTTGCCCACCAGGCAATAGTGTCGTCGCTAGTAACTAAACCAATACGGTCGCAACTATCAAGATCTACTTTTACATAGAATTTTTCACAAGTTGGGTCGTTAAAATCATCACCAAAGGGGTCAAATTTAACAGCGCCAATTGTTAGGACGGCAGCATCAGGCGATGTTGCCAGTGTTTCAAGGTCAATCATTATATCTGTAAGCATTGTGCAATTATAACACCAGTATAATGCAATGTCAACATATTTGACAATGCTAAATAAAAATGTGGGGAGTAGCCCCCTGGTGCAATGCCAGGCACACTAATCGTCAGCACGACGAAAGTCCGGTTAGTGCGGGAAGTTTGGTTCTGGGCAAGACCATAAATCTTAAGGAAAAATTATGGATATCATATCCCTTGAATTCTTATGGGCACTCTTGGCCATCATTTTAATCGATGTAGTGCTAGGAGGAGAGAATGCCCTTGTTATAGCAATGGCTGCTAAACAACTACCCGAACACCTGCGTAAACGTGCTATGGTTTGGGGTACATTTGGTGCAGTAGCAGTTCGATTTGTCTGTGTAGCCGCGCTGACTTATCTGCTAATGATCCCAGGACTGCGGCTAGTAGGAGGTGCGTTACTAATTTGGATAGCATGGAAACTTACAGCAGGAAGCAATGATCATAAAGATATAAAAGCTGCCACTACATTTTGGGGTGCAATGGGTACTATAGTAATGGCAGACGCTGTCATGGGCTTAGACAATGCACTAGGTATTGCGGGTGCGGCTGGAGGCAACTGGATTTTGATCATTGCAGGATTATTAATCAGTGTTCCTATTATACTTTTTGGAAGTACTATAGTTTCACGTATACTTGATAAATATCCTAGCGCAGTTTACATAGGTGCATTTGTACTGTACTATGTAGCAGGTAATATGATTATGCATGAGCCTTTTATCGATGAGTGGAATGATCCATTACACGATATTCTTGAAAAATCATTACCGTTTATTGCAGCAGTATTATTAACTGCTAAACAATATTACCGTTTTGAAATAAGGAAAAAGAAATGAAGCCAGTTCTAATACAAACACTACACAGACACAATCAAAAGAAAAAACCTAAGAATTTAGAAACGGTTGAAATAGATCCTAGTCACGGAGGACCGCGCGATCGAGCAGGATTCATTATCCTGCTCATTATTATAATGAGTATAATAATAGCAACGGTAATGAGTTAGTAATAAGCCCCGAAAGGGGCTATTTTTTTGGATGTAAAAAATGGAAACACACAAACGAACACTAGTAAGAGCCGCAAGCTGGCGCATAACAGCAACTCTAGTTACTGCTTATTTTACAGGCATTAGTGGAGCAATTTTAATTAACGTATGGATGACCATAGTGCATTACATACACGAACGACTATGGTTAAAAATCAATTGGGGTAAAGAATAAGTTTCTTTATATCTTTTTGTTTGACAAAGATTATTTCGTAAACCTTGTCTTGATGTTTGATAGGTAAATCTAGAAAGATGCTAACTCTAGGTCCTTCTAGTTCACTTATCATATTATCATTGCCAACTGTTCCTATAAATGGAATTTTATTCCATTGACCAAAAACTCTATCGCCGATGTGCCAAACAGCTTTTGGTCGATTAGCAGCAAAGTATTCTGCTAAGTTACCCATTAGTACATCTTTTTAGGTAGTTGTTCTTTTTCTAATTTCTTTTGATAACGAGCTTTGGCAGCACTGGCTTTACGTTTACGAGCAGTAGTTGGTTTTTCGTAAAACTCTTTCTTTTGTAAAGTTTTTAACGTACCAGCTTCTTCAACTTTATTTTTAAATCGGCGTAGAGCACGATTAATATCTTCGCCTTCTTTTAAAACTACGCCAGTTCCTTTAATTGTTTGTCTCATTGTCATCTTCTTGATCTTCCTCGTCAGTGTCTTCTTTATTAAGAACTTCTAAAATCCAGTCTAAATTATATATCCTATTTCTACTGATCAACTGCCACGGAGTGATTTCATCTGTAGTTAGATAATGCGTGTTTGGTTGTGCTAACAAAAAGCTAACAAAGTTTTTGGTAATTGCATCACAATTGTCAATATCAATAATAATATTATCAACTTGCTGACTAACGCTTAACATCCATTCAATATTAGTTTCATCAGTATCATAAATGAATACATTCAAATCTTCGTCGCTTTGACTTAGTATCTGCTGGAATTGCATCTTAACTTTGGTACTTGGTTTGATTAACAAATAAGCCGGATTAAGATTAAACAGTTTATCAGGTGGCGTAATTAAATTAATTTTTCCTAAACTCATAATTTTTTACTTTGAATTCTTTGCCAAATAGATTTTTCACTTTGCTCACTATTTTGAACGTAGGTTACTCTTTGGTCTTCTTGATCTGTTGATCCTGTTCTTTGATTATGTAGCTGCTCTTTTTTTTTGATTCCTCTGCTTTTTGTGCATCGAGCTCTTCTACAGTTTCCCACGGTAATTGTTCGATTAGTCCCGCTTCATAAAGTGTTTCTTGACGTTTAATAGTATCGTCAGGATTTTCAGATTTCCATTGTTTTTTAGCAGCCTTTAATCCTTCGTCTAATATTTCTTCAGCTGTTTGTTCTTCGTGTAGTTTATGTATAATATCTAACTTACGCTCGATATTTTTTACGGCAGCATCGTCTGCTTCTTCTGCTTCTTCTGCTTTGGCAACCAACGGTGAACCAAACATCCAACCTTCTGGATATTTAAATCCTTGTTTTAGGTAAGGGTGTGTATCTGGATGATGTGTCTTTGGTTCTTCTACAGGCTCTTCATATTCAATGCGATCGGCAGGATGTTCACCGGGATCATCAAACTGAGCAGACTTTGGAGTGATTTCCTCGTAAGTTGGAAAAGGCCAAATAGCTTCTTTTTCAATTTCTTGTTTTTCTTCTTCTGTTGGTTTTTCGCCAACATCAGCAACATACGGGTCAGGAGTAGTTTCTGCTTCCTCTCGAACTTTACGGAAATATTGGAAACTATATTGGCTGGCTAACAATAGTATAACGGCCAACGGATCAAATACAATAACTATGACAATAATAACCCAACGAACAGCACGTTCTAACAGATTAGTATCTGGGTTGTCTCCGTAGATCAATGCGGCAATGTATTTGATTGGACCTACTTCAGCTTCTACCTTACGTACCTCTGCGGCAATTGGTGCCCGCTCTTCATTAAGGCTAGCAATTGTTTTCTGTTCGGCGGCGATTTCCGCTTGTAAACGACTACGTTCTTTAGCCTGGCTTCGACGTATCGCAACTGCTTTATCGGCACCTTTTTCATCGTTACTGCGGCCCATGATTTGGTCCACAGCTTCATCCATTTGTTTAAGTGCTTTGCGGTTAGCATCTATATTGTCCTTTGCGGTTTTTATCTTTTCGTCATAGATTGATATCTTGCTTTGAGCATCACCACTAACCAATGTTTGATCCATGTGTGCCTTTGACAGGTAGCCAAAGATTCCCATAGAGGTAATGACCATAAGAATAGTCACTGCTACAAGGAGGTATGCTTTGATAAAACGTGGTGCAATAAACCAGTTTTGTTTAAGCCATACGGTTGCCACTAGCTTACTTAATTCTAACACAATACCCATAATAGCAATAGGTATTACCGCGGCGGCAAATATGCTAATTAAACCTGCTACGGAGTAGTAAACTGCAACAGCACTAATTGACAGACCGCTTAATAACGTAAGCCAGGCGATAAATTTATCAGCCAATGTTATTTTCATAGATTAATATTTATCGATGAAATTCCATGTATTTCTAGTATTATTATAACAGGCTGTGTCTTCGTACGTACGCATTTGATCGCCAAATCTAGCCCACGAGTATACCCGACGACACGGTCCACTATTGCTAGGCCATGTATAGATGATACGAGCCTTGCCATGGCTACCAGTGCGCTCGTTGAACCATTCTACTAGTTCGCCATTTTCAAGATTGTTCAGTGCATGGTATACTGCCTGTGTATGATAGGCAGTATCTTGCTTATTCATCCTAGTTTCTAGTATTTTTCCTATAAGCCATGCAGAACCTAAAGCACTTTCTCCAGAGTTTGGACTAGGTCTAGGAAACTCCCAGCTTTGTGCCCAACTATTGGTACAGGCTAGGATGAGGCACAATTTCATAAGTGCCATCGTATTTTTGACAGGCATAGCCTCTCCTTTCTTGGACGCGACCTTTGAGGTTGATAAGATATTTGTATTCGCCACAATCTTTGGCTATTCCAGATTGGGCATGAAAAAGTCTTTCGACTCTATTATCATTACACTTCATTACCTCAAAGGTCTTTTCTACACGATTGCCATTTTCCATTATAACAACTGTTTCTGTTTTAAGATCGCAGAATTGATTGTTAGCAACGGGCTTATAAGTACTCGAGCACCCTGCAAGAGCAATCACAATAAACAGTATTGCAATAACTATCCAAAGATAGTTTTTTACAGTGTACGGATGCATTATTGTCTAGCCTGGTCAAGAACTTCCTTAGCAGTATCTTCTAAACTCTTACCTGCTACACGACCTTGAAGTTTGATCTGTTTGTTTTGATCATAAGTAGATGCCAGTGTTTTAACATCTTGCTGACTGATCTTTAACATGACAAATGCACGATAGTTATTAAGTTCAGGATTGTAAATGATCATTTTCTTTTCTACGCCATAAGTACGAAGAACAGATTCTGCAATCAAATTAACAATAACATCCTGTGCGGCGCCAGAACCAACTGGATTGCTAGGAGGTCCCTTTTCATCATACTTAATAGTAGTTCGATTATTCATTTCGCCATTTACACGATCTGCAATTTTAGCTTTGGCTTTTAATGTAGCTTTTTTAAGCGCCATTTCCATAGACGGGCTAACGTCCTCAGCTACTGCATAGTACATGCCAGCTCGATCCCACGGCTTATACCATTTTGTGGTTTCGCTACCGGTATCAGCGTGTTCGAGATACCAAGTAGGTACAGTTTTTTCCTGCACATTTTCTGTCTTAAGTGTACTCATTCCTGAGCAACCGGCAAGAACAGTAACAGCCGTAGCAATAATAAGTTTTTTCATTTTGCAGCCTCCCTTGAAATTTCTTGAATTTTGTTAACTCCGGAATCAGCAACTCGAGCCATACCGGTAAATCCAATTGTAGCTACAATAATGCCTAGGATAAATGCAATGATGTGTGAGATCATTTTATGCCTTTCTGTGTGTGTTGATAAAAAAGCCTCTACAGTATTAGTTTACTATAGAGGCTATAAAATGTCAAGTGCTTTTGGTTACTTAAAAATGATTAAGGCACATAACATAGCTTGGACAAAGAATCCAAAACCAATAGTGATAATGTTCAGCAAATCTTTGGCAATGACTGAACGCACAAAGAAAAAGAACAAACCTAACCACATAAGTCCAACCATATCAACTGGTGGTAGTTTTTCAGTTAAGCCTGTAAGGACAGCGACCAGTGTAGGAATAGTGGCTAAATGTACCAGGATAACAGCGACCCATCCAAGTGTTTCAGCACTAAGGTGTCCAATATTTTCTTTCAAACTGTCCATCATGCGACGAATGTTAACCAAATTACGAAGTGTGCTAATACTCATGTTCATATCAATCCTTTATCTATAAAAAACGTGACCACCGATGACTGCAACCTTTTCTCTATCCCATTTTGGATTTATATGCTTGGCATGAAAGTACAAAGCCTTTTCAAGACTAGGCAATCTAAATCCTTCAAGTAGGACCTGTTTGGCTACAATTTCACTTTCTCTGTATGCGGCTGCATACTTTGGAGGTACTCTAGCCGGACCTTCACAATACCAACTGAATTGGCAAAGTACCTTGTCATAGACAACATTCTTTTGATAAATTACACGACAAATATCGCTAGGGAATTTTCCACTTTGAGTTCTATTAATTACAACTTGGGCAACTGCGACTTTGCCCTCAAATGGTTCACCCCCTGCTTCGTAGTAGATATTACGAGCCAGGCAATCTAATTGTTTGTTACGCACTTCGGCAGTAACGGCACTCATTTTTAGAGTGATCTCTTTATTTGGATCGAGTTTGTACATTACTACTTTGTAGCCAATCCAGCCTACCAAGGCCAGTCCAACAGCTACTAATAGTAACTTAATAAATCGTATCATTATTTTCTCCTATTCGGATGCCAATTTCACTTGGCAGTTTTATTTACATCTGTATTATCTACGCATTTTAGCAATGTCCTGCGCTTCTTCATCACTAAAGATAGGCACAGCGTTACTCTTATGCATAGTACCGATTCCTTTAATTTTAGTCCCAGTGTAGACTTTAGGCGGTGCCTTAGTGGCAGTACCCATATCTAAACCTCCGTTGAGACTAGGGATACGTGGTTCGTCTGCACCTCTGTACATTGGCCTAGAGGGCTTCCAAACTTCAGCTTCAAGGGCTCTACGCTTGCGTTTTTCATCTGCTTCGAGTCCCCATCGTTTTTGTAATTCCTTCCAACTTTCGTCTAGCTCTCTGGCTTTTTTAGCATGTTCGGCTGAACGGAATTTCTGTTTGCCTTTTTTCTTACCTGTAGTAGATAACCACGGGCCTTCTAAATGCATACTCATTTATTTACACCAAAAGTTATACACATATAACTATTATAGTGTCAAATGAGTTATTTGTCTAGTCGTTTGGTAAAGTTCTAGAAACCGTTTCTAACATCTCGTCCCAATCCATTTGGCTAAGACGTTCTCCAAGTTCTAGCACACAATCTTCGGCTTTTTCGTAGTCTTCTATGCCTAATAATTCGTAAATTTCTTGACGGCTAACATTTTCTGAACGCATGTGGCATACCCACAACACTGTAACAAAAGCCAATCCAAATATTTTTTCCTGGCTCCAAATTCCATTGGTTTCACACCATTCTATTGTTCGATTAAGATAATAATCTATGTCTTCAACTCTATTTTCCAACTGTGCTATCCAATATTGTGTATCTTCTCTGCTCCAATATTTCATACCCTAAAACTTTCACCGCAACCACATCGGTCACGCTCATTTGGATTGCGGAACTCAAATCCTTCATTAAGGCCATTCCTTACCCAATCCATTTCAAGTCCAGTTATGTAGGCTGTACTTTTGGCATCTACATATACATGAACACCCTGCGATTCAAAAATACAATCTCCTTCAAATATTTTATCTACATACTCAAGAACATAGGCAAGTCCCGAGCATCCAGTAGTTTTAACTCCTATCCGAATACCTAGGCCCTTGCCTCTTTTTTGTAGTTGTTGTTTGATCTTTCCTGCTGCCGCCTCAGTTAACGAGATCATGCTTTTTCTTATAATCTTCTATAGCAGCTTTAATTGCATCTTCAGCAAGGATTGAACAATGTATCTTTACCGGCGGAAGAGCAAGTTCTTCAGCAATCTGTGTGTTTTTAATTGTACCCGCTTCTTCCAGCGTCTTACCTTTGACCCATTCTGTGACCAAACTACTGCTCGCAATAGCACTACCACAACCATAAGTTTTAAAGCGAGCATCTTCAATAATTCCTTCTTTAGTCACCTTTATTTGTAATTTCATTACATCACCGCAGGCAGGTGCTCCTACCATACCTGTACCTACGGATTCATCACTCTTGTCAAAACTACCAACATTGCGAGGATTCTCGTAGTGATCGATAACCTGACTTGAATATGCCATTAGTTTATCCTCTTACTAAGACTTCTGTTTCAACACCATTGATGATCATTACCTGCTTAGTATAAACGACCCCGTCGATGATAACTTGATTAGGTTGCAACACCACGGTTGGTTGTTGAACAACCACAGGAGCAGGACGAGTTGCAGCATAAACTACCGCTCCACCAATTACAGCAGGAACGACCCAACCATAATTAGGATGCCAATGTCTATGATGATGACCAAAATGTCTTGGTCCATAATGCCCATGTTGAGCAAATGCAACCGAACTTAGACTTAATAATAAAACGGCTAAAATCTTTTTCATAATATACCCCCTGTAAGTATATAACGTATTTAGCCTAGTTTTCGTTGACTTACTTTGCCTCTTTACGAGCGTTCTTAACTGCGGTAACATCGTTACGAACTTCTTTGCAAAGTTTAGCTAGTTCTTGTAAGTGCTTGCGTACACGAGTACCTGCGGCGCCAACTTCTTTATCGTAGAACTTTTCAAAGTCGCCTTCCATGGCTTCTACGATTTTTGTGAATTCTTGAAATTTATTTGCTGACATAATTGTCTCCTTTGTTATATAGTTATTACCAGTGATGTATTGCGTTGGCAATAATGACACAACAGGTAATCACATGAATTATAACCCAAAACGTTTTAAGAAATAAAGCGATTCGAGCTTCTCTAAGTGTTAATATTGGTACGTCTGGACGATCGTGATCATCTTTGCCCATTAAATGTCCAGTGGCTCTAGCCCAAATGCGTTCAAAACTGTTCATTGAGTGTAGTCTCTAACCACTGTTTACATTCCGGCCACTCTTTATACAAATGAGCGCGGCCGCCTTGTCTATTCCATTCTTCATTGTTGCTACGACGATCGTCAATTAAGATATCGCCCGGTGTGCAACGTTGCCACTTGTCATGACTGTAAGGTCCAAAGAATACAGGAATGCCAGGAAAGTGTAACTGTGCCCATATAACTTTATCATAGAAGGCCCACGGTACATCGTTGTTATGTGGAACTGCTGTTAAAAAATATAAACCGCAGTCATGTTTTTTGGCATAGGCTTTACACCAATCAACTAATTCGTGTGCGCCTTCTTTAAGCGGAAGGTCTTGATACAATCGTTGATTGTCTGTTAACTTACGCCATTCTTTTTCTGGAACCATTTCTCCTTGATTCCAATGAAGTTTTAAGTATGATCTTGCATAGCCCATGAAATCGGCTACGACATCATCCATGTCGATGTAAATGTTCATTAAATTATTTTAATATAAGAAAATGTGTTTGTCAACTATTTGCAAACACATTTGGACTTCCGGCAGTAATAGCACCGCCGTCGGTGCTGTCACCTACTCTAGCTATTGGTTTGCCGTTAACAAACACATTTCCAGAACCTACATTAATTGCTGCTGTATGTGTTACCGAACAATCTTTACCTGTAAGTCTATGAACAACGGTTGGATCACCTTGACGTTCTACACCAAGGTTATTGGCAAAAACATCACCAGAAGGACCGGTCACAGTTGTTGTTGCATCACATCCATGACCGGTTGTTGTAGGATCACCGTTTCTTGCTACTGGTGGCATATTGTATTTAAACTAATTTAATTCCTGTAGTAGACTCGACAAACTGGTCTGCAAATTGTTTATCAGTTGCTTCACAAACTACTACAGTAGTTTTTAACAGTTTAATATCTTTGTCTGGACTTATTGTAAACAAATACGGCATTAAACCTGGACCTTTTTGACCCATTCCAATAACCATAACGTTTCTTACTTTATAATATGTAGGTGTGTCTTCTACTAGTTTTGCTACTATTTCTTCACCACTAGTCAGCTTTAGTGTAATAACTTCGCCTTCTGTTACGCCTTTATCAATTAACATGTTTTTCCTTTAAAATGTACTTTGAGGTTCCATATTGTTTTGCACATAATGTTGCAATTCATTGAACCCGCCAATGAGTTTCCCGTCTAAGAAAATTTGTGGAACAGTACGAGCATTTGGCACTGCTTCGAGCAATTCTTCTTTAGTATACCCGTCTCCAATTTTACGTTCTTCAAACTCAATATTCTTAGACTTTAGTAATGCCTTTGCTTGATCACAATAAGGGCAGTGATATTTACTCCATACAATTGCTTTCATAATATTTCCTTTATAGTGCTGGTAATTCTTCGTAGTCAATAGCATCACTCATGACGCCAATAACATAATTAGTAGATTCGTTTTCTTGTAGTGCGGTTTGTTTCTTACTAGTGTCACTATGCTTATTAAACCACGGAATAGGTGTTGACTTTGGAGCAGGATTCCAGTATTTGATACCAATGTCTTTTAATGCGCCAACGGCTGTATAATCAACAAAATCTTTTAAGATATTGGCATTAAGGCCAATTACCGGACCTTTCTTAAACAAATAGTCAGCCCATTCTTTTTCTTCACGGATAACATCTCTGTAAATGTTTATTACTTCTTCTTGGCATTCTTGAGCTGTTCGAGCAAAACGAGGATCCTCCTTAACTACTTGATTAATCATCCAAGCAGTCCATCCCTTATGGAGCAGTTCATCCTGTAGAATCAAACTAATAATGTTTCCGTTGCCGATAAAGATCTTGTTTTCTACCATTGCTAGACTTGTAGCAAACGATACCATAAAGCGGAATGCTTCTAGTGCGTAACTGGCATGTAGGGCTAGGTAGATTGCTTTGATGTGTTCTTCCTCGCTGACAGCAATACCATTGTCATTTAATTCTTTACGACTGTTTAGTCTATGCAAATAATCATAGTACTTGCCAACACTACTTGCCATGTCAACAATCTCTGCTGTATCATGAATAGTGTTAAACACTTCCTTGGGCACATTATAGATGTTGCGGATGATGTGACTGTAACTACGGCTATGGATGTTGGTTTCAAAGAATGTCCAGTTATAGACCAATGCTTCAAGTTCTGGTAGGCTTACGACCGGAGTAAAGATTTGACTTGGGCCGCGGCCTTGCAGACTGTCAAGAGCAGTTTGCCTAAGCAGATTACTAGTGAAGATATGTTTAACTGCATCTGATGCATCCTTAAAGTCTTGTGCATCTTTGGTTAAACTAATTTCTTCTGGTACCCAAAAGAAACCTCGGGCTGTCTTTTCAAAGTCTGCAATCTTGTTGTATTTGACTTCCTCAAATCGCTGAATGGTAACTGGACCAGCTGGGTCTAAGAACATCTTACGATTTAGATAGTCTGTCTTTGTGTGTAGGTTATATTGTTGTTTACTCATAATTTACAGCTTTCGCAATCATCTTCTAAAAATTCTTCTATTATTTCTCTTTCGTTGTGGAACCCATTATAGTGTACTTCGGGGGTCTTATCTTCATGCTTGGCCCCTGCTTTGTTGATGAGACTATAGTAGAAAGTCTTTAATCCCCATAGCTGTGCCTGCATTAGATTTTTAGCAATTAATGTAGTTGGAACTTTTCTATCGGAAAAGTGTGCAGGATTATAAAAAGTATTGGTACTAATGCTTTGATCAACATAAGCAGCCAATACTGCGGCTGTCTTAATATACCCGGCACAATCTTTTTGTTCCCACATTAATTGATACTTATTTTTTAATCTATGGTATTCTGGAACAACTTGCGTAAAAGATCCTGCCTTGCTTTCCTTTGTTGATATGAGAGACATAGGCATTTCAATACCGTTAGTGCTGTTAATAACAACGCTACTACTTTCAACAGGAGCAATAGCCATAAGGGTAGCATTTCTAACTCCATGTTCTTTCATTTCCTTACGTAGAGATTCCCAATCTAATTCTGGAGCAAAGTTGGCCAATTCATTTACGCCTTTGGCTCGCCTTTCCCACGGAAAGATGCCTCGTCCATACCAAGTTTTATCACTGTCTTTGCACTTGCCTCTTTCCTTGGCAAGTTCCACCGTGGCTTCTGTAAGGTAGAACGCTTGATGTTCCATCCAACTTTTAACTTCTGCCAAAGCATCTTTATCACCATATTTTAATCCTCGTTTGGCATGCCAGTAGGCTAAATTAGTAACACCAATGCCTAATGGCTGAATTTCGTCGTTGCTAAGTTTACTTTGAATACTTAGGAAATCTTGGTAGTCAAGAATATTACATAGGCTGCGCTGAAGAATACGACAAGCCCTACGCATGTCCTCAGGGTTGCGGAAACTACCCCAGTTGATTGATCCAAGAGTACATAAAGCGATACGACCATTAGCATCATCGAGACGCTTAAAAGATTTAGTAGGTAAAAGTATTTCACAGCATAAGTTTGACTGATAAATTGTATGATACTCGGGGTCAAAGGGTCCTTGATTCATAACGTTATCAATGAACACTAAGTAGATACGACCTGTATCAGTTCTCTCCTTTAGTATACCACTTTTAAAAACTTCTTCAGCACTCATAGTCTTCTTACGTAGACCTTGTTGCTTTTCATATTTTACATAAAGCTCTTCAAATCTTTCGGTGTTTTGATAAAAAGCTTCGTAAAGGTCAGGAACTTCATTTGGATCAAAGAATGTTATGTCTTCTTTGTTTTTAAATCTTCTCCAGAAGAAACTACTAAGCACAACCCCATAATCCATATGACGGACTCGTGTTTCTTCAGTTCCTTGGTTGTTCTTAAGTACAATAAGGTCATCAAACTGATGATGCCAAATAGGATAGAATACAGTAGCACTTGCATTACGGATACCTCCTTGTGAACATGAGCGCAAATCACCAAACCACTTCTTTAGAAAAGGGATCATGCCGGTGTGCATTATTTCACCTCCCCTAATAGGGGATCCCAACGGGCGTAGGCGTCCAATTTCTAATCCAATGCCAGCACGTTTGCTAGCATACTTGGCCATCATTTCTCCACTAGCGAATATACTATCGAGATCATCATCGCTGCGAATAAGAACGCAAGAACTGAATTGTTTAGTAGGAGTTCCAAGCCCAGCAAGAACAGGAGTAGCAAGAGTGAATAAGCCGTCAGACGCAGCATTGTAGTATTCCTTAATGAAACGTATACGAGCACTATTGGGTTCTTCTTTATGAAAGACTGTAGCGGCCGCTACAATATAACGAACCTGTGGTGTTTCATAAATTTCTTTGGTGCTGCGATTACGCACTAGATATTTTTCGATTAACTGTTCAATGGCAGCATACGAATACATTTCGTCTTTTTCGTGATCTATGATCTCGTCCATTTTATTCCAGTCATCTTCCGAGTACCATTCAAGAAGTTCTGAGGTATACAATCCTACTTCAACATTACGCTTTACTATTTCATATAACTTTGGAGGATCGTAGCTGCCATAGACGTCTTTACGTAACATACTAAGACGCTGTTTACCTGCTACGTATTGATAATTTACATGTCCAACGTCTGGGTTATGTTCAACGTCAATGAGGTCAACAATGGCACGTAGAGTTACTTCATCAATTTCTTTAGTGGTAATACCATCATAGAAGTGAGGTTGGCTTTTAATTTCAATCATTGATTGACTAACATCTGCTATTCCTCGACACACTTTTGCAATTTGATTTTGCCACTTTTCGATTGTTAGGGGTTCTTTTTTGCCGGATCTTTTAGTTACTGTGATGTTAATCATTTTTTTATTCTTTAAAACTGTGTAGGAAGTCGTATTTAGTGCAAAGGCTTCATAGTATAAACCTTTTGCGGTTTCAACGACTTAGGTAATGCCCCTACGTCAATCCATTCATTTTCGACGTATCCATATACTTTATCATCTATTAACAGCAAATAATACACACATTTATTGTCTGTGTCAATAGCCACATTTATCTTTGGCTGGCAATTTTTAAAACGCTCGGTTAATTGAAGTGTATAACAAATGCCAAGGATGATATTGAATTCACAATATTCATTTTCATCAATCAACTCCCAAGGAGTTGGCCAAGTGTCTTCATCGTATGGATTGGTATAGATTTTTACTCGAGGTAATCGGCAAAAGAATTTTGATACAGTATTAAAAGGATCAGGATCTATTTCTAGATCCTGCCTAAGGCGATACCATAATTCAAAAAGATTTGATTTAACCTTACTAGAAATTAGCATCAGCTAATAAACGAATATGAATAGGTTAATGTTCCGCTGTCAACAGCATTAGTATTGGTGTATTTGATAAGAACACATCCGCCAGAGAGACTAGCAGTAAATCTCAATTTTTTTTCTTCTTCTGATGCTGGCAATAGTGTGCCAATGAACTCGTAATCATCTACAAATTGAACAGTACCATGCACTTGATCAATTGCCACTGTCATTGTACCTCGTTTCATCTGAGTATAAACTGTACTAGCCCATACATAATCAATTTTAACCCCTGCATTGGTGGTATAGGGAATTCGAATAGCATCTGCACTCTGTGGTGTTGATGTACCAATTGAAACCGTATATGTCTCTTTAAAGTCTGTAGATACTTTTCCTGCTATTTCTGGTTTGTAAGCATAAGCATACTTAGTTGGGTTAGCAGGGTTAGACAAATCTAATCTACGATCAAAGTGATCACCTACAGATAAGTTACTGTTGTTGGCAAAGTTGATAACTGAATATAAGTTACCGCTAACAGTATTACCAGCACCGTTGTTACCAACGTTGGCAAAATTATTGTTGGCAGATTTGTTACCGTAGCCATTGCTAATATTAATTGCTACACGGTCAATTACATTGAAGTAAGTGTTTTCAATGTTATTAAATCTAGGTCCATACTTTTGTCCGTTAGAGAATAAATCTGCACCAGTACCAAAATCAATACCATATTGGCAGTAATTAAAATAACATTCAGAAAATATATTGTTTGATATGTCTTGCTTGGCGTAAACACCGTAGGCAAAACCTTTAAAGTGGCAATTGATAAATTGACAACGTTGTGTTGTTACACCACCGCCATAGTCAAATCCAGACAGTGCATACATGCCAATACCAATACTAGTAGCAAATACTGTACTGTCGCCATAGCCTCCTGTGAATCTAAGATCTTCAAATGTACTGTCACGAACAGCATCTAATTGCATGCCTTGTACATCGGGTTCATTAGTATTAACAGTAAATCCTGTTAGAGCACAATACTTGGGTTGATTGTTATAGGTAGTAGAACCTATAACACTTCGGCTACTGGTGGTAGAAGATTCGTTGATAAATCTAAACACTGTACCGCTACTAGCAGTAAAATTAAAAATAGTCTTTTCAGAACCGGCGCCTGTTATTCTAGCATAGCTAGGAACATAGATTGTTGAGTTAAGTTTGTAAGTGCCTGGTCCAATTAACAAATCTACTTTGCTGTCTGGCAATGCTTTTGTTGCAACATTGAGAAATAATTGATCTAACGCACGTTGCAATGCAGGACTATAATCTCCACCGTTGGCTGCTAGTTCCGAATCGCTGATAAAATCTTCTAAAGAAACACGTTCATCTAGTACTGCCTGTACCGAACGGGTCACTGGTGTATTGGCATTAGGTCCTGTTTGTATATAAGCAACATTTTTAGCGTATTGATATTGATCAACAAAATCTAATATGCTATCTTTATCTGTTAAGATCTTAGTATTACCTACAGCAGGTGCGCCTTCTGCTACAGCACCGTTGCCAATAAACAGTTCTTGTGAGTCTATAGCCCAAGCTAATTCTCCGCTGGCTAACTGCGGAATGCCAGTACTATACTTTTGTCCTCTTCGGATTTGAATGCGCGAAATTTGCACTACAGCCATAAAAATATCCCCGTTTTAGATATTTAGCTGTTTAATCTATAGTATTCGCTTACCCTATCACACCAGCGTTCTGTCCAGTAATCAAAGTCCTTAGGTTCTAGCACAAATTCTTGATACTCGTAGTCTTTGCTACACATTAAAATAACACCCTTGCGTATATTAGTTCCGTGTACTTCATTGTGTGCTAGAGCATAGGCTGTTAACTGTAAGAAGTAGTCATCAATCCACTCACGCTTTTTAGGTTTGTTAGTCTGTTTAAAGTCTAGTATACTTTGATCGCCTTGATGTACGCCCACGCAGTCAGTAGTTCCCGCATATAGTTCTGGAAAGTATAGAGGTACTTCGCTGCCCCATACTTCATCTACAAAGGCCAAGCCGTGTGTAATAACTTTACGAGCCATTACTAGACTTTGTTGTGCATAAGGATTAGTTACGGTTTCAGGAAGTTCTTCTCCCTTGATATAACGCTCAAGGAAAGTATGCATACGTGTTCCGCGACTAGCAGCTTCAGTTACAATTTCTTGTGCCTTAGCTTCTCCAACTGCGGCTTTCCAACGGGCTAGTGCTTCTCGAGCTTCTGCTGGTTTGGTTTTATCTAAGATAGTAGTTACTGACGGAACTTTGTGACCTTCGGGCGTAGCATAAAGTCTACGCCCAGTTGAATCATCTCTAGATAGTGGTTTGTATTGATAACGTTCGATTAATAATGCCATGATACATTATATAGTATCTACAGCACTATGTCAACCTGGTTGTTGAAGTGTTTTAGCCGCAGCACGTTTGGCGCTAGGTGCCGCATTAGATTTATCTGTTGCGGTTGGTTCTGGCTTTTCTTTGGTTTTAAGTGTTATACCACGGCCGTCAAACTGTTGTACAATATTTTTTAGTTGTGGTAGTTGATCAAACTCTGCTTTGAATGTTTCGTAGTCCATTTCTGTACCACTCATGTTCTGTAGCATATTAGATATAGCTTCCCAACTAAATTGGGCAGGAACACCTTTTGAATTTGCTCTAGATTGAAGTTGTAGAAGGATGCGGATTAAGTTATCCGCATCTTCCGTTACTTTTTTTTTGGTTGACTTAGTATTGTGCCTAGTTTACGGCTATACTCGATTGATTCTCTTTTTGCACGGCCTGCGGCTTCTTCTCCGCCAGCTGCTGGTTCAGCAGCGGCAAACTGGTCAGGAGTTGGCATTTCTTCTGCACCCATCGAAGCAGATGCTGTCATATCAGGTGCGCCTGCTGGGCCTTCTTCACCTGTTAGGATTGCTACAGATTGTGCTAGTGTTGTACGTGTAGTTTCTAATGCTGTATATAAGTCTTCTAATGCTGGTTTAGCTGAGCCAGCAAATTGACTGCTAATGTCTGAGCCTAATTCATCTCTTATAGAGTCTTCTAATTCTAGCATTGCTTCAGCTTTGAGCTGAGCAACATCTTCTAGCCATCCTGTTACTTTATCAACCATATCACGAGCACTCATGATTAAGGCTGCTTTTTCTTCTTCGCCTTCTGTTAGGGTTCTTTCTGATAGGACAGAGCGTAGCACATCCATGGCCTCTTCAATACTTTCTTTCTTAGCCATCTTTGTAGCTGTTGCGTGCATTACTTCTTCGCCTTTGTCGCCATAACGCTTTTTAAACTCGCCTGACTTTTTCTTCATGCCTTTTACATACTTTTCTTTCTTTGCTTCTTCGCCTGGGCTTAGTGTACGCTCTGAAATTGCTTGTGTAATGACATCTAGGAACATACGATCTTTTTGGTATTCGTTGCTTTCATAAACAGCATCATACTCGCGGCTGCTTTCAAATTTAACAATCTTGTCTGCAACACGGTCACGAGCAGCCTGTAGCTGTTCCATAGTAAACTTATCTAAGTTTAACTTATAACCAAATTTTTGAGCCATACTCTCGTTAAGAGTTGTACTGGTTTTTGGATGCGAAAGTTCTCTGATTTGCATTTTTAGAATCCTGAAATACTGTTAAGTTTATTTATCAAAAGTGTGTTTTGAACATCTGTGAAATCTTCCCTGCACTGCGTTTGCTTTTAGCAGTAGCTATATCATATCTAGATCTCAACATGTCTTTTCTGTCTAGGTCTTTAGCTGTATCAATACGGTATTTAAAAATTTGGCTGTCACTTAGCCCAGTCCAATACTCTGTATCTAATACTTTTATTTCGTTAAATTGATGCAGTCTATTTCTATCATAGAACTTGGCTGCTAGCAAGGCTGCACTTTTAGTTCTAAAATTTTCTATAAAATCACCAGTTTTTGCATAACGTAAAAGCCAAAGACCATGTTTATTCTGTTTAATTTTATACTGTTTATAAACTATACTTTTGTCTGGAAGTATAGCTATAGGCAACTCTTTACTAAGTTCTTCCTGTAAAAAAGTTTCTAGCTGTTTTGCTTTTTGTTTAAAGTTCATTTGCAATTACTCTTGGGTTGT